ATCTTCTGGTTTTAAAGTTCCATCAAGAACCTTTTTACACATTTTCTTCAAGTTACTAACACGTGCGGCTGTTCCATAAGGACCGCCGCCATAATATCCGGTTTTAAGCCTTCTTAACCAGTGGTGAGGAACTCCATCTCGCGGCGGCGCAAGTATTCTTCCTTCACATTCACATATTTCAAAGCATTTGGCATCACATCTTTTACACAAGTCATGGCAAAGGCCATGTGGCTCACAAAGACACCAATACCCTTTTAGACAGGTATCACATATATATGCTAACTTCAAGTCTGGAATTACACGAGCTTTTTCTTTTATTGTGCGAATAACATGTGCCTTACAAAAATAGCAGCTTTTTTTCGCCATGTATGATAATTAAATGTTTCTTAAAGCATTTGCTCCAACCCATTCCCCATTAACTTCTGCCTCACATTCACTCCAACCATTTGCTGCTTGACGAGTAGGATTTGTTAGTCTATGATGTTGAACAGCAAAATCGCTTAGAGATGTGAAAGTAGTTTCGCCCATTACTACCCTATTTGTTGTAGAATTATATATACCAATCCAAATATTTTCATTTAGAGTATGGCGTACTCTTGTTCCCTGTGTATCAACTACTACGGGAACACTTGCAATTGTCTCGCCATCCATTAAATTAAAGATTAAGCGAACCTTATTAAGATCAATACGAAAGAATTCACGGCGTGGATGAATTCTCTGTTCATTTAGTAAAGTGTGAATTGTTGTTTCTCTTTGTTTAGGATTTGAAACTTTTTTTGAAAACTCTAATACATACGGAGTTGGAGGTCTCCATGTATCAGAAGAATTTGCTTCTGAAAGACGTTCTTCGGGAGTTCTCTCTGTAATTCCAATCTTTAGAATACCTGGCATAGATTCATTAGATATACAGTAAATGTGTCCTTCCATTAACTGTATATATAATCACGAATTCATTCAATTTTTTGTATGAATCTCAATTAAAACAAACAACCACAATAAATTGGTAGTTTGCTTAATTGCTGTACGCAAGGCCTCCCATACCGCTCATTACGCGGAGTACGTTGTAGTTGGTGGCGTATACGCGTACCACGGAGCTGGTAGCGGTACCTACAGCGTTGTTGGAGACGGTTAGTAGAAGGGTGGTGTTATCAATACGAGATAAGTTGCAGGTGCCGCTGGGCTGGTGCTGCTCAGGGGATAGAGCAAAGGAGTATACGTTGATACCCACGGCAGGCACGTTGGTGTGGTGCTGGTAGGGCTGTACCTCGTTGAAATAGCGGCCCTCACGAACGGTGAAACGATCGTGGCCGTTTAGCTGTAGAAGGGCAGTTACTACAGGGTTCTTGCCCGCCATGCCCTCTACGCGAGTCACGGAGTAGCCAGACTCGAGGGCGGAGCGATCCCACCAATCAGAGTAGTTAAAGGGCTGCTGGCCCTTCCAGGGGTTGATTACCTCATCCTGGCAGCTTGTGTAGGAATCACGCTGTACCACCCAGATGAGCTCCTTGCAGGGGTGGTTGAAGTTGAGCTTGATCTTGTTGGAGGAGCTGTTGATGGACTCCTGGCCGGTGTACTGGAGGGTCTCGATGAGGTACTCGTGGGAGACCTGGGCGAACTTTCTGCGCTCATCCGTGTCTAGGTAGATGTAGTCTACATAGAGAGACGCGGCGACAAGGTTGGCCGCAGTTACGCGGTCGCGTACAACGTGGGCGTTGGCCTGCATGGGCGCATAGTCCCACATTAGGTTCGCGATGTCGTTGAACTGAAGATTGATACGCACCTCGTGGTACTGGAGAGCGATGAGGGGGAGAGCTAGACCAGGGTTGCGGCAGAACCAGAACTGGAGGGGCACATAGAGAGTGTACTCAGGGGTGCAGCCTAGGAGCTCGCCAGAGGAGTTGGGCTCACCGCCAGCGCAGTCGTTGTCGCAATCCTCACCACCCTGTACAATTAAGTTGGTTAGCTGGGGAACGTTGCCAACCATCTTGGCATAGCCGGCCTGCTTGCCAGCCTCCTGGGTGAGCTCATTCCACACCTGGAGCCAGTCACCATAGTGCTTGTCGATTCTCTGGCCACCAATCTGAAGCTCAACATAATCAACAAGGTTGTGACCCACCCAGTTGAGCCAGCGGAACTGCGCACCAGAGCCGTCAGAGGCCTGGAGCTTCACGGAAGGAAGAGTCGCCTGGAGGTAAATGCGGTGGATTAAATCACCATTACGCTGGATAGTGCAGGTTACCTGGTTACCGAAACGGGGGTTGCCGTTGAAAGGATTCTCAATAGACTCCATGGCAAAGTTGGTGTGGCGACGATATACAGCCTTAAAGAAGGTAATCTGGGGGTTACCAGTTAAATACACATCCTGCGCGCCATAGGCAACAAGCTGCATTAGACCTCCTCCTGTCATCTTATATCCAATCTTGAGAAAAAAAATTCGTAGGAATGGAATTTTCACGCCGGAAGATAAAATTACATCTGACATTAATTTCGCTTAATCATTATAGAAGATACTTAAACTAAAAAAATTCTATGTTATAGATGACCGATAAAGCCTATTTCAATATAAAACAAACTAAAAGGAGCAATCCTGAAGCCAGAACCACTCTAGACAATCTTCACCAGATACAAATGAGCAGCTTACAAGTAGAAAAGGATAATATTGAAGTTTTGAGTGCTAAGATATTAGAACTACAAGAAATAGTTAATAAAACAACAGATATGGTTGTAAAAACTCAAAAAGAAGAAGAATTAATCCAGCTCAAGAAGCGAAAAGACGATTTAGATGAAAATAAACCAATTTATGATTATTTATTTGAAGCTGGTGATATTCTTTTTAAATATTATGATATTCAACAAAATCTTCAAAATGGTGGTGTTAGTTCTCCAAGAGTTGTTAAAGCAAAGCCGGGGAGTGTATTAGCTGCTCTTTCATCTGGTTCTTCAGAATCCGATTTTAATCAGCCTCCCCCACAAGCCAAGGTAAGCCAGGAAGGTCGTGAAGTTTTATTAGAAAGATATCTTCGTCGTGTTGATCCTGAACATGCGAGGACAGCAGTTACAACTTTCGAGGACCCCCATGGAATTTGCGAGAGATGTGAAAAAGAAATGACATTTAGCGTTAATGAGGCTTTATTCTTTTGTGGAACTTGTGGATATCAAGAATTCGTCTTAATTGACAGCGATAAGCCCAGCTATAAAGATCCTCCTAGAGAAGTTACTTACTATGCTTATAAGCGTATTAATCATTTTAATGAGTGGCTAGCTCAATTCCAAGCCAAGGAAAGCACGGAAATTCCTGAGGAAATCTTTCAAGCAATTCTTGAGGAATTAAAAAAGGAAAGAATCACAAGTACAGAAGGTCTCAAACCCGTAAAGATTAGAGAAATCTTGAAGAAGCTAAAGTGTACAAATTTTTATGAACATGTACCCTATATCTTAAATCGTATAAATGGAAAAACTGCGCCTGTAATGTCTAGAGAAATCGAGGAAAAGTTGCGTTTCATGTTCAAGGAAATCCAGAGTTCTTTTGTTAAGCACTGCCCAAAAAACCGCAGCAATTTCTTATCTTATTCTTATGTCTTATACAAGTTCTGTGAACTCTTGGAGCTTGATAACTATCTGCAGTGCTTTCCGTTACTGAAGAACCGAGATAAGCTTTATAATCAAGATAAGATTTGGCAACTTATCTGCAAGGATTTGCGCTGGGAATTTATTAGAAGTATATAAGTAAAAGTTGATTGAATAAACACCTTTAACACAAGTCCCCAAAATGAGCCTAGAGTTAATCACAGGTCCCATGTTCTCAGGAAAGTCCTCGGAAATTATTAGACGCGTCAATCGTCTAAAAGTACTTGGGAAAACTCCTCTTATTATTACATCACATCTTGATACAAGATATTCCGAGAATCCTTGTATTACGACACATAACTCAGCATCAGAGCAAATTTGTGCGCTTAGTTTCAAGAACATTTCGCAGGTACTTGGGTATGTTATGTTTAAAAATGCGGAATATGTTATAATTGAGGAAGCACAGTTCTTTCCAGATCTTTTAGAGGCAGTTGTTTGTATGGTTGAGACACATGGAAAGAAGGTTATTGTATCAGGATTGAATGGAGATTCTGATAGAAAACCATTTAAGGGCATGGCAGATTTGGAGCCTTATGCAGACTCTGTTATGCGTCTGAGTGCTTTGTGTAAGAGGTGTGGCGATGGAACTCCTGGTCTGTTTTCCGCACTTATCAAAGGGGAGAAAACAGGTCAGATATGCGTGGGAGCATCTGATTTATATGAGGCTATGTGCAGGAAACACTATTTATCTAGGGAAACCAACTAGGTTCGCGCCTATACCGAAGCCAGCACCCTGTCTTGCCGTAACGCCGATGGAGGGAGAGAAGATATCAAGAACAGCAAATACAGCAGCGGCGGCAATTGTTACTGTTAAAATCTCATCCATGGGAAGCTGCTTCCGGGGTATGAATACTAAAGCAAGAGCAACGGCCACGCCTTCAACCACATACTTTATGATGCGGGTTAGAAGATCGTTCATGTCCATGTTATCTATATTCGTTCTAGAGATTTTTTGCGTATGGAATGTATATTTAAAGTTATCGGAGAAAACAGATTAGACAAATGGCGGATAATGAAGATTATTTAACCGAGGACGCTGAGATTTCAAGCCAAAAGATTGTTCTTTTAAGTTTTCTAAGTCCTGAAAAGATTCTTGCGAATAAGGAACAGTTCTTATTCAAGAAGTTCTTATCTGATTACAATCTGCAGTGGAGAACTAAGAAGCTAGAGGTATGGCTAGCAGCAAAGGTTCAGGAGATTAATTCTAAACTAGATATTCTTGCGAGTGGTCTAGAACGCCAAGCGGATCTTAGTGGCAGCAGCAGCTCTGTAGATGTAAGTGGTCTTCCTCAGAAGATTCGTGATTCTTGCCTGCGTGTAGACCGCATGGTCGAGGACTTTCAACAGCATGTTCGGAAGAATCTTGAGGAGATTCAAGTATCTGATATTAACCGTGAGTATGATGATTTCATTTTTGAAAAGTCTTCGGCACTTGAGGAGGAGTTCTTTGCTGCGAATGATTTTAAGACAACAATTCGGGGAATAAAAGTCCGGGGTGTTTTTAGTTCTGAGGCAGAGGCAAGTGTTCGTGCGAAGCGTCTTCAGAGATCAGATCCTAATTTCAATAT